GCGTCAAACGGGCATGTTTATGCAGGTTCATCCGGGGCTCCTGGGGGCTGGGTTGGTGTCGTAACCCCCATCTTCCAGCGATGCCCCGGATGAACAACCTACTGAGAGATCACACCTAGCCGACGCTAGGCGTCAGCTGCCCCCGCGTCCATGCGGGAGCCCGACGGGGTTGGCCATCCGCTATCCAGATCGTACTGCGCGGCGGCTTCGATCGAAGCGATGGCGTCGATCGCTTCGTGATGCGCACGCTCAGCGCTGAAGCACGCCTGCACATGGGTGGTGATCGCGTCGGCGATGCCCTGCAGATCGGCCAGGGTGAGCGTCACCCAACCACTCTCCGCCTTGAAATCAAGCGTGGTCGGCGCACCGATCAAGGCGGTGGCGATCCGGTTCTGGTCCTCGATGCCGGTCAGCACCCGCACCCCGCCGACCGTGATGCCGCCGGTCTCTCGCTCCCAGCGCAGCGCGGTGGCGCGTTCGCGAAGCCGGCGTTTCGCCTCCGCCAGGTCCTCGGTGCTGCCCTGCGCAGGGTGCACCAACACGCCTTCAACAAGGAGCCAGCCTGGGCCGGCGACCCCGGCCTCCATCACGTGGTCGTAGCCCGGCAGCGTCTGCGCGAACGCAAGCTCTGCATCGATGACGTTGGCGACCCTTCCGCCACGGATCAGCGCGATGCGACTCATGGCACAGTGTCCCAGTACTGATACTCCACTCGACCGGAACCGCCGGCGCCGGCCGACGTTCCAGCACTTCCCCCACTCCCGATAGCGTGCGTGTAGGTGGCTCCGGGGGTAAGGGATAGGGTCTTCTTGGTCACCCCGCCCCCGCATCCGCCTCGTGACGTGGCGCCAGGGTTTCCCCCACCTCCGTCACCGGTGCCAGCGGCGGCATTGGTGGCGCTCAACCCACTGCCGGCAGCCGTCCAGTTGCCCACGCCGCCACCGTTGCCGTAGCCCATGACGCCGCGCTGCGCAGGAGCGCCGCCTGACGTTGCATTGGCCGTGCCTTGGTATGCGCCGATTCCACCGCCGCGGCCAGGCCGGTTGGCCGCGCCACCCTCGGCTTCCAGGAGCACGTTACCGAGGGCATCCGAGATGGTGGTGTTGCCACCGGTGCCGCCATTGGTGTGCCCGCCGCTACCGCCCCCAACGGCCAGTGCATCTACCGCCGGAAGCGCGGTTGCCGGCAGTGTGAACGTGCCGCTGGTCGTGCCCACGTACGTCTTGGGGTACAGCGGCCGGTGCGGCAGAAAGTCACCCATTGGGAGCTGCACGCTCTGGCCGTTGATGCGGACCAACGGGCGACGCTCGGCCATTTACAGCACCACGTAGTCGTAGTCGTCCGTGACCAGCTCCGTGGCGCTCTTGGCCATACCCAGCTTCTGGTCGATCTTGCCGGTGTTGCCGGCGTCGGCCGCATCCAGGGGCACCGCGATGACGCCCCCGGCAGTGCCCAGGTAGTAGTTGGTCCCGACGGTCAGGCCGGTGAGCGCGTCGTTGACCGAGTCGAGCGGGTAGCCCGTCCCTTCCGCATCCGCGGCGACGGACTCCCGCACGAAGCCGTGGGCCGGGCGCGCGTTGGAGTTGTCGGCCAGGCGCGCCTTGAGGACGCCGCCATCTGAGAAGCGGTTGTAGAACTTGCCGGCGCCGATCGCTTCGCTGGCGGTGATCGGCTCGCTGGGGTCTGCGCCCGGGTCGTACATCGACGGATCCAGCTTGCCGTCGCTCCCCAGGGCCGGGATCTTGCCGGCGTCGCCAGCACCAGCCGATGCGGTGATCGGCGTGTACTGCTTGGTCTCGCCGGCGTTCCGATAGAGGACCTTGTCCACCATTTGCTTGCTCCTATGCCAGCTTTACTGGCTCATCGAAAGTGAGGTTGAGGCGGGTCGGCGACGGGGCGTACCCGACCACGATTTCCCAGCCGGTGGCCGGCGGGACCTGGGTGAGCGCGCCGCTGGGCCCGGCGAATACGAACCCCGGGGACCAGGACCAGCCGGCGTCATCGATCGATCCGCCGGCCTTGATGCTGATCGCGGACCCTGCATCGCCCGCGGTGATCGAGATGCCCAGCATCCCGGCGACCGACGCCGCGTCGGTGGGATCCAGGTGGCGGACGCCATCGGCGCCCTCCGAGACCAGCCGCAGGGCCGATACCGTGGCCGCAGCAGGGCGAACCAGAGGTGCCAGCGAGACGACCGGATCACCGGCGGCGCCGTCGGCGTTCTCGACCTGGATGCCCTCGCCGGCAGCGATCGATCACTGGTGCCAGGTCCCATCGCTCCCGCGCACGGCCAGGCCCGCCCCCACCAGAGCGGCCAGCTTCTGCAGGTTCGCCGGCACCTCGCGGACAAGCCTCCAGACGGTCGACGCGATGCCGCCCGTGGAGCCACCGGTACTGCTGCCCGAGCTCCCGCCGGCCTGGCCGCCGGAGTTGCGGACTTGCGACTCCTGCACCAGCGAGCCGTCCGGCCAGCGCAGATCCTTGCCGACGGTCGCCCCGTTGGTGCCATCGCCCCCGACCCGGACGACGCGCCCGAGCTGGTCCTTCAGCTTGATCTTGGTGCCGGCCATCACTGCGCCACGTAGGCCCGGATTACGGCCTGGCAGGCCGCGAGCTGGTCGTCGGCGTCTCGGCCGGCTCGAACAACAGCCCCCGCAAATTCCGCTCGGCGCTCGGCGGCCGCATCACGTTCGCGGGCGGCGGTACTGGCGTCGGACAGACGCTGGGTTTCGCAGCTCGCCCAGCCGTCGCGCAGCCGGAGATTGCCAGCACGCAGGTCAGCAACAACAGCATCAGCGACGGCCGGGGCCGCGGCGCGGGCTTGCTCATGGGTCTCTCCGATGGTGGCCAGGGTGTCGGCCTGCTGGTGCTCGGCGCTGCGAGCGGTTTCGACGGCCTTGGTCTCGGCCTGGGCCTGCTTGGTGGCCTGCCGGCTCTGGGCCAGGTCGGCGGAGCGGTCGCGCCATTCCCAGCCCGCCCAGAAGGACAGCCCGACGAGCAGGGCGGCGGCAGCGGCGTAGACCCGGTTCACTGCGGCCCCTCGCACATCGCGCGCTCATCGCCCCGCCGCAGGGTCAGCCCACGGAGCTCGCGGCCGCCTGCCTTATTCCATCGGTCGAGCTCCGCACACGCCCCTGGCCAGTCGTTGGCTTGGGCCTTGCGCTGAAGGGTCGAGCCGCAGACGACCTTCGGGCCCAGGTTGAAGGCCGCACTCGTCAGGGCCGCCTCGACATGCCGCAGCATCGGCACGCCCATGCACCGGCGGACGTACCCGTTCGCCTCAGCCATGTCCTGGGCCAGCAGCGCGTCGCACTCGGCACGGGTATATCGCTTGCCGGCCTGCACGGTCTTGGTGTGCCCGTAGCAGACCGTCAGCACCCCGACGCTGTCACGGTAGGGCTCGTAGCGGACGCCCTCCCACTTCTGGATCAGCGGCGCAGCCAGGGCCAAGACACCCGCAAGCGCCACCGCGGCGACGCCTCCGCCAACCGCCTTGGTCTTGGCGTCAGTCATCGGAGTCCCCCTGCACCGGATCGAACCGGCGGCCGGAGAGCATCAGCTTGTGCAGCTCACTCTTCCGGCGGTTGTCCAGGACCTTGAAGTAGACCTGCACCAGCAGGCCCAGGAAGGCGATGAAGAGGCCGCCGAACGCAGCAATTTCGTTCGCCGTCAGCCCGCCGAAGAACGCAACGCCGCTGCCGCCATAGGCGACCTTCTGCGCCACCGCCGCAATAGTTGCTTCCGCCGCCTGATCTTTCATGCCCTGCCCCGTTCCGTTTCGGACATGCTGGCAGGGCTTGGCAAGGCTTCAACGGGGAAATGAAAAGCCCCGCGAGTGCGGGGCTTCTTAGTCTCTGTTACTTCCCTTTGGCCGCTGGTGGCGTCACGGTTCCGCTGATGCTCCACCCCTTGGGGGCTTCTTCATCCTTCTTGGCAGGGGCCGCGGCTACCTTGCTCGCCTCCACTAGTTCCACCTGCCCAGTAGGGCTGTAAGACAGCGAGCCCTCAAGTGTTTTGCCTTTCTTCTGAAGAACGTACAGCCAAGGCTCCGGCGTCATCTCGTATGAGATAGAAATCTTCCTACTCGCCAATGGGGCCGTACCCTCTGAGAACAACGAGTACGCATTGCTTGCATTACCCAATCCAACTGCATAATCCCCGAGCTTCAGCACTTTTTTTGCGTAGTCAGCGAACGGGATGATGCCCGCTATTGTTTCGACCGTCTTGCTCTCTATTTCACCCGTGGACTTGGTCAGCGTGCCATCAGACGCAAGCTCTACTGAGGCCGAGGCCTTTCCTACCCAAGGCCGCCGCACATTGATGTAGTGCTGCTGGCTGGAAATTTCCGTCTTTATTACCAGCGCATTTGAAATGAGTGTTGAGTTAGCATCCGCGCCATCTGCACAAACCCTGTCATAAGCTTTCGATACCCCGCACGTGTGCCAAGCTTGCGCGTTCTCATTGACAAGCTTTTCAACCGCCTCATGGAACGACTTAGGGGTTAATTGCGCCCCCTTGCTATCAAGATCACGGTTGATCTTTAACAGTGCAGCCGTCCCATCTTCGCTAAGCAGCATGTCGAATGGAGCCGCAGGCGCGCGGTATTCCTCCCCACCAACTTTCATCACGTACTGGACCTTCCAACGGGTCTGGACCAGCTTCGTTACCTGATAAGTCGCAGGGACTCGAGTAAGAAATGGCACGCCCCCAAGGGTAGTCTCAGTGCCTGCTTCCTTCGCATCTTGCCTTGTGATCTTGTAAACCCCGCAGCCTGATACCAACGCACATACGCCTAGCACAACTGCTGGAAACACCTTCATCCTTGCCCCCTGTACCGGCAGCGACATGCTGCCGCTGGGGGCCTTCTATCACAGCTAAAGACCAGCCGCAGTATCATCCTTAGATAAGAAACCCGCCGAGAGGCGGGTTCTTCGTTTGGGGCTTCGGGCCGCTGGATCACTTACTGGCCAGGCGCTCCAGCCTCCCCCGAGCATCGCGGAGCAGCGACCGCAGCGCGATGTGCAGCCCTTCGGCCGCCAAGCTGGGCAGCGGCTGATAGGCATATCCATCCTCGCTCTCCACCTGCGCGGCATGGATGGCGTCCGTCATCAGTAAATCCGCCACCGCATCGGCTCCTTCGATCGCCTCGCGGATGTACTGAACGCTTTGGTTCTCGTATGGGGCGAGCCGCGGGTTCTCGCTCTCCGTGAAAAGGCGTGGCCTCTCGCCCAGGTGGAGGGTCACTACGTCGCCGTCGACCTCTGCCACCACCTCGTCGCCCGCCATCACCCGCTGCTTTACACTTGCCGTTGCCATGATCGTCTCCCATTAGACGGTTGTGGTAGGCCGGGCCGGGAGTTGTCGCTCCCGGTTCGGCCGCTTCTTCATGCTGCAACCGGCGTTTTCGCCAGCTCGTTGCCGATCCGGGTCAAGCCCTTCGGGGTAATCCGGGGCTGCTCGACCACCTTTTCGGTGCCATCCTCGCGCTGCACCGTCGTGACCTTGTGGCACATCACACCCTGCTGGATGCGATCTTGGTATGCCAGCCAGCCGCTATGGCCCGGCCGGCCGTAAATCCAGCGATTCACGATGAGCCAGTTCCGCAGGTCGATGGGGCGCATCTGGAGTACCTTCGCCGCGTCTCGCATACAGAGCGAGCCTTCCGCCGCCGCGATCCGGTCATGGGCCTCGACCTTCGGCGCCTGGACCTGCACCACCTGCTCCAGCGCCAGCACCTTTTCGGTGTAGGTCAGCAGCAGCCCACGCATCGCTGCCGGGTCGGCCAGCACCGCCACCGGGTCGAACTTGGCGACCCTGGCCTCCAGCTCCTGCCAGCGGTCCACCAGCCGAGCCGTGAACTCCGGCGAGAGCTGGGCCACCACGATGATGCTGTCCCGCTTGCCCTGCTCGCCCGAGAACACGAATTCGGCTGCTGGTCGACCTGCGGTGGGCTTTTCCTCAATTTGAGGAGAAGCAATTACCCTCTGCTCTACAAGGGTCTCGATGGTGCGCTTCACGTTGTCGTGGCGCTTCTCCACCAGCTCGGCAATCTCCCGGCTGGTGATGGCAGCCTCGCCGGGCGACAGGATCATCTCGTTCATGCGGCCTTCTCCTGGTCTGCCTCCATCGCCTCGCGAAGCAGGCGATTGGTGAGGAAGTTCATGCTGCGGGTGTCGGCCTCGGCCTTCTTGCGAAGCCAGTCACGCAGCGACTCGGGAACCCTCAGAACGAGGGGGACGATCTCATCTTTCATCGGAAATCCTCGGTTTTTGCCCAAGCCGGCGGCCTGGTGCGCGCACTATCAAATAGCGGCGAACGCAGTCAACGGAGATAGTCGAGTTGATAGCTGTCCGCGCCAACGTGACACCATTTCCGTGTCACTCACATTGACGCATGACACCGAAACGGTGTCAAGACTTTCCGACACGAAAATGGTGGAATGCCGGCCGAGTGCTTTACTACAACCAAAGTTATGAGCGACGACGGCTACACCCGGATCACCCTGCGCATCCCTGATGACCTCCACGCCAAGTTGACCGAGGAGGCCGCGCGGACCTCCAAGTCGATGAACGCTGAGATCATCGGCCGCTTGGAGCGCACCTTCCCCCAGCCGATTGAAGACCGCCTTCTGAAAGAAATGCTCCAAGAGCGACTCTCAGCACTCATGAACGAGAAGATTGCCGCCAATCTCCGTGAGGTCGTCTCATCCATCAGAGGTGCATTGGGGAAAGGTGAAAAGTTCACTCCAGAAACTCCAGAAGAACTTGTTGCCATCGTACAAGCCAAAGCCCAAGCTGAACGGCACTACGCCGATGAGCAGCAGCGGCTGATAGACATGTTCAAAGAAGCAGATGTCCTGCTCAAATCCCAAAGTGGCATCGTGCTATCCGACAAGGCGACCGCCCACTACACCCCGCCCCAAGACCTCACCGAGCGTGCCAACAGCAAGCCCAAGAAGGCCAAGTAACCAGGAGCGGCAAGGATGCAGCCGAACGTCCCGATTCCCACCGATAGCATCTACAAATTCATGACCCTTTTCGGGTTCATGTTGCTTGTTACCACCGTGGTCTCGACGGTGTATGTGCACAAGTCAACGAACGACGAGCTGCTGGCCATTGCTGAAGCCAAGTACCGGCTGACAGTATATCTCGCTGCGCGCAAAGCTGACTCCAAACAGATCACCAAAGCGCTTCAGGAGGAAGACATGGCCATGCAGGCCATCCATGATCGTCGCGCTGAGATCGCCGCGTCGGACAGGGGCTTTTACCTGAAGGTCCTCGCCCTCCCTGGCGGTATGGGCCTCGCTCTCTTCGGATTCGGCTTCTACCGCTGGATCAAGGAGCAGCCGCTTCACGATGAGCTTCTCAGATTGCAGGTGACCAAAGCCCGCTTGGATGTGCACGGCACCACTGCACCTACCGATTTCATACCAGCACCAACAGATGTTGAAAGACGCAAGGCCGCCAAGGAGTAAGCTGGCAGGCACGACCCAGCCAGCCCACCACGGACAGACTTATGGATAAG